GTACTAAAAACATCATCAACGTAAGTTGGATCTGATGCTGCTCCAGCAGCACCCATCATCATTCCTCTTGTTAAGTTACTCATATCAATTAACGTAATCTACTAGTGATGAACCTCTAAATCTGGTGCCACCGTCGTCCGTAATGAACATGAAGAGGTGCGTTTTGCCCGTCGTTAGGGTCGGTGCGGTATCTGCCGGGAACTTAACTGATGCTGGCCAAGTTACAGTTCCTGCTGTATGTGTCAGTTCTAATGTGAATGAATATGCACAACCTGTTGGTACATTAGCAAAGGTGAAAACACTATTGCCACTAATAGTCTTTGTGAAGTAATTTCCTGTAGAACAATCAACCTCCAATGCACCCATTGCAGTGATGTTTTCTTTATAAGGTCCAGTTAGACTTACTCCTGCACCTAATGTAGAAATGCCAGCAGTGACGATAATACCACCAGCATTAACTCTTACTCCTGTTCTAGCAGTTACAACACCAACTGAATCGATATTGGTTACATCTTCATAAGTTAATGTACCACCAACTGTTACATTACCACTAAAAGTTCCTGTGGTTCCTGTGACAGAACCAACAACTACATTAGGTGTTCCAGTTAATCCTTGAGCATTAGTTGCTGTTGTTGCAGTGGTTGCATTACCACTAAATGTCGTAGCAGTTGCAATACCAGTAATCACAGCACCATTGGGGAAGGTTGGTGCGCCAGTACCTTCCTTATTAGTTAATCTATCGGCTCTAACTCTGGACATAGCTTTATTACTTTTTAGTTATTTATTTAGTCTAATTATTATAAATTCAATAATGAAAGACTAAAGTAAAAGGTTTGTTAAATGTTTTAGTCTATTAGGATGGTTTGATTGGCCAGGTGACAGTATTGGGAAATCCTGCCTGAGTTGTAATATCTCTCAGTTCCTGACGATATGTTTTCCAAGCAGCAGGAACATTAGTGGATGTTTCTTTTGCCTTAGTTACAACCCAATCACATTCAGACAGAAGTTTATCTCTGTCTCCTCTAACTGATACAGACTTTCTGGCAGGTTCTGCAGCTTTGATATTAACCACCATTTGATCAAATTCTGCTTCTTCTTCAGCAGTAAATGGATTGTTTCCTTCTGGTGTTGCTTTGTATCTTGTCATGGAATATCCTCCTTAAGAATTTTTGATTCCGTACATTCTAACGTTCCCACTTGCTATATTTCCAGTTGTATAATTATTAACTAGAAATCTCACTCCAGTAACAGCCTGCGTTCTATGGAATTGGTGAACAAAATCAAATGATGCCCCGTCGTCTGTGGAAGCCGCTGGAGGCATAGATGAAAGCTGTCCTAATGCATGTGTATAGTAAGTAGTATTTGACGGATTAAAAACATAATATACAAAATTTACTCCACCACGTGCTGTCACGTTGGAAATTGCTCCCTGACCATTCATGTTGGATGTCTGGAACAAAGTCAAACTGGCTGAAGGTGAAATTCCCTGAGTAACAGTTGTATTTAAATTATTTCCACGCAAAACACCACCGTAAGCATTTTGAGTCCAACTACCACCAGTATCATAATACTGCATTTGTAAGAAAGATATATCTACCGTGGGTATCAAATGAGAGCCCACAAAAGCATATGTATCATATGTACTATCAATATTGGATGTAAACTCCATAGTTGCACTGTTACTAGCAGTCACAGTTGCTAAGTATGTCCAAGCACCACCACCTGCTTCTTTGAATTCTCCATGACCATTTAAGAATGTAGTTGCATCATTGTTTCCACTACCAAGCCTTGCAGTAGTAACAATACCAGCTACTATATTACCAGCATTAATGTTTGTAATACCTAAACCATTACCACTAAATTGTGTTGCAGTAACTCCATTTACTGTGATACTGGGAGTTCCCGTTAATCCTTGGGCATTAGTAGCAACTGTTGCAGTACCAGTTAGGTTACCAACGAAACCGCCAGTAGCAGTAACAACACCAACAGCATTAATACCGTCAGCAAGAACTTGAATACCCTTTCGGGCAGTAATCATACCAACAGAATCAATATTGGTTACATCTCTATACGTTAATGTACCACCAACTGATACATTACCACTAAAAGTTCCTGATGTTGCTGTTATAATACCAGTTACAATTAAACCATGATTTGCATTGGGGGCCCCAGTTCCAGCCCTATTTGTAAAGTTGTCTGCACGAACTCTGCCACCATTACCTGTTCCAGTTTCACCTCCAGCTGTACTAATACCAAGAATGTCTGGGATAAAGTCATTATCCGCAGTAACAATCAGGTCAGCACCATCACTCAATGTAATTTGAGGGTATTGCGTATATGCAGCCTTTGCACTACCTGGTATATCAACTGTAATAGTTTCACCAATACCAAGGTTTGAATCAGTGTAGTAAATTACATTTAAAGGACTTGTCTTGTCCTCACTCAGTGCAGTTCCAAGACCTGCTGATGGTAGACCAGTCAGTTCTTCTCCATCACCCACAAATTTTGTTGCGGTCAGAATACCACTAATAGTAGTATTACCTGAAATAGTAGGACCATTGTTTCCTACCCTGTTCTTAATTATGTTTACATTAAGTTGTGACATTTTATTTTATGCTATTGGGTAGAAAATCAACTGAAAGAACCAAGATCTAAAATATCAATAATCATTGTCTTACTAGTACCAACTGTAATACCAACACCTGATTGGATAACCAATTTCGGCGAAGCAACAACCACATATGAAGTTCCTGGACCAGCATTAGTGGTATCCAGAACCATATTTTCACGAACATTGGATTCTGCATCAATATACGCAAATGGTGAACTCTGACCATCCGAATAAGAAATAGGTGAACCAATACCAGTAGATGCTTGACCTTTGATACTAATATCAATTTTGTCACCATCAACAGTAACAGTTTGATTAACACCATCAAAATTCAAACTAGTAGTATTACCTACTAAAGTATTAGATGAATAAACAGCAATACTGGAAATACCACCTGCACCACCACCTCCACCTGTTCCAGTCCCATCCAACAGGTACATGGTGTTACCCATTCCTGCATGAATAGCACACTGGTAATAAACATTACTTGGTGCATTGAATGGAACTTTAAAAGTAAGAATACCTACCTGTGTTCCTTGCCCCTCAACACCATCTTGGTATAGTAGACTGACACCAACTGAACCAATACCTGCTTCAGGCTTTTTAATATAGAATGGGTGTCCAGAGGCATTCAGATTGAAGTGATACTTCTTACCTCTAACAAGATAAATGACCGGATTATCAACATTCTGTGTGAAACCAATACCAGTTGCCTGATATTGATAAGCAACTGTGCTGTTGTTTATAATATCAAACTGTGTGTAAATTTCTGCATCATTTGCAGTAACTATACCAGTGATTGTTGGATTATTTAAAGTCTGGATTGTTCCAGAAATTGCTCCGGTGACAGTCAGGTCACCTGTAATATCAACTCCACCATCAAAATTAGCTGCTGACTGACCAACACCGGATTGAACATCTAAAACGTAATTGGTGTCAGGGGATGTATTGTTAAAGCCTGTACTGTTGTTGGTTACATCAACAGTAATTGTGGTTCCACCTACACCAACATCTAAGCCGGTACTAGAAGTAACGATTCCTGAATAATTTGCATCGGTTCCAGTAGTTGACCCTGATAGAGTCAACCCTACACCAACAATATCTCCTATAACTTCAAGTTTAGCACTAGGTGTAGTAGTGCCAATACCAACTTTATCAATACTACTTTCAGCGTAGATAAGGTTTGTTGAAACCTCTACGCCATTCTTTACTACAAAGTTTTTGTTAACGGCCATTGATACCTCAGAGGTTTCACTATCCACCTCTTATTTATTTATTATTTATACAGTTCTATTAGACACCAGTTTCTTACCCAGGAAGACCGAAGTTCTGAGTATTACCGAAATTACCGTTGTTTGTTGGATATGCTCGTCCTGGATTAGGAGGAAACCCTAATGGACCTGCAGTCACTGACCATTTGTATGCAAAGAAACTTTGTCCAACCGGAAGGTTCTCAATTGGAGGAAGGTTGAACCAAACTCCCCATCTTCTACCACCACCCATATTTTCAATTTTAGTCAATTCCACACCAGGGGCCTCTGGCGCGGCCTGGAGGAGTTCTACAGTAATACTAGAGTAGAGATCATTCATAGTAATAATAACAAAATAGTTATTTCGACTGTTGCCAAATCGGTCAATTCCAGATGGTGGAAGCGCTGGGGCCACTATCTGAGCAGCTGCAATTGCACCATTGAAGTTGATGTAAGTGGTGCTGGCGACCCTGACTCCCTGGCCAGGACCCAGGAACGCTCCGTAGTCAAAATCATGAGTAAATATGCCGGATGTTGGTGTTGGTGGTACAGCAGGAACAAGACTAAACTTAATTTTTGCTTTACCAGTATTACCACCAAGTTGTGTTGTTACTACTTTTGCAGTTCCATCAGTATAACCTGAACCACCAGCACCACCAAAACCTGAGGTTCCACCAGCACCACCAGTAGCACCTCTGCCACCCTTTCCTTCAGCAGAAACTCCTCTACCTTCTGTACTGGTGACAGTGTATCCTGGTTTAAATCCTCTTATAATATCATCACTTAATGAAACTTCCGTTCCATCATTTATTCTAAATTTAATTCTATCTGTGGAGTTATCTGCACATGGTGATATGCCTAAACTAGTCCAATAGTTACCTTTAGTACAAGAAATAGTTTTACCGCCACTAGGAGTAGTCTCTAAAGTATCATTTGACTGAAGATTTACAGTACTCACAATAGAACCAAAAGAACCATTTAATTCCAATTGACCACTACTAATCAATCTCCCACCACTTGAATTAGATCCATCGGCACCAGCAATATTAACACCACCACCAGCTGCACCAGCACTATTACTTCCTCCCTGACCTCCTTGTCCAGCAACTAGAAGTAAGTTGGATCCCCTATAAACAAAAACACCAGAGTTATTTGTGGTACCTAGAACAGTATGTTCTATGTTTTGTTTATGTGCAAGTATGATTGCGGATTTTCCACCTTCTCCTCCGGTACGATTAGCAGAACTAGTTAAACCAGGAGCTCCATCCATATAAAGAGTAAGGTCAAGATCCTTCTCTCTCGCATAATAAGTAACAATATTGTATGTACTATCAAACATTGTATCATCAAGTGTGAAGTCACCATCATCAAGATTTGCATCAATAGATTTATATCCACCAGTAGGAGTAAACCCTTCAAATCTTACAATACTTCTTGGTGGTCCAATATTCAAAGTTGCAGGATCAGATGCTTGAATTACTCTGGATGTGGTGTCCTGTCCTTCATTCCTAGATGTAATATCAACAAATGTATATCCTCTAATAGTTTTTTCTCCTTCATCTGCAGATGAAATAAGAAATACATTATTATTTGAATTGGATTGAATTACATCATCAACAGTCCAATAATACTGAATGGAATATCTACTATCACTAATAGTTGCAGTTATTGTAAATTCTGCATTGATATCTACAGCCGCTCTCACATCTTGTGGTTGTGATGTAATTACGATACTTGGAAGTACTGTAAGTATTAAGTCATTTGAATTGATACTCATATTGCATTCCCTGAAGTTGGATCATTTAGATAACCATCAAGTGATGCACTTGGAATGTAATCTGCAACAAAATAAAATTTGTCTAGATTATCTTGTGGTGATTGCGCGTTATTTACAGTTAATTGTGATGTTGCAGTTCCAACATACTTTGTTCCTTCTTCTAATGGAAGATTGGTCAGTACATCATGCCATCTGTATGTTATTTCCCCATCCAAAATTGCAGTTGGATTCTGATCAAATGATGCTGTGGCAAAACCACTAATCACAATAGTTGAACCAATATCAGTAGTTATACTTGAAGGTTGGTCCACAATTCTTAAAAGCGGACCATTCAAGTATATATTAGTATTGGGTGTTCTTGAATGTCTTAAAGAGACAGGTATCATTGTTCAGACTTCTCCTATCAAGGTATTTAGGTGAAGTTCTGACCGACTACACCACCATAAAGTGTAGAACCACCATCGAAACTTATAAAGGAGTAAATGTCAGTTGCACTACCAGATTGAGTCACAACAGGAGTAACACCACCAGGCCAGAAGACGTTAACAGTATTACCAATATTGTTGACAAAAGTATCAATGCCAACACCTCTTGGTGTAGTTCCCTGAACAATCTTTAGGGTGAATGCAAAGGTTCCACCTGATGGAGGATTGATAACCCTAAAGTCATTGACACTTTCAGTTGTTGTATGTGTAAAGGAATTACCTCTTGCAATATCAACATCAATACGATTTGATGTAGAAGTAACAGGTTGAGAAATTTCATAGTAAGACTTAAGTCTTGCTCTACCTTCAACATCCAAGTTTTCTCTAGGAGATGCGGTTCCAATACCAACACCAGCAGTGGTAGTAGCAGAGAATAAAGTATTAGCTACGCCAACCCTTAGTTCACTGGTTGCCGTAATGACACCAGCCTGAATCGTTCCACCTTTAACATCAACCACCTCTACGCTCAGAGTTCCATCTACCTTAGCATCACCACTAAACGTGGATGTTTCAATAAATCTGGATTCGTTTGTAACATATAGATCGGTCTGTCCGACTCCGGGTGTACCAATCTTAACTGTATACTCTGCACCGAATACAGTAGTACCAAAACCGACATTTTTATTATCAATTGGATGAATACCAGTTCCTAAACCAGATTGAACCCCTTTGAATAGACTATCATTTTGAAGATTAGTAAGTCCAGAACCATCACCTGTAAATGCAATTGCAACAACGGCACCAGTTACTACCAGTTTCTCTGTCGCAGTAGCCATGCTACCACCAATACCAACACCATGCTCATTAACACAAAGTTCCGAAGTACCAGAACCAACTTTCAGAGTACAATCTCCTACAGTTGTAGTCCCAATACCAACCTTTTCAAAGATAAACTCTCCATTATCAGAGGTAACAGCACCAAAGGCATACCAACGATTGTCTACGGTGTAAGTCCAACCAATGGTTCCACCCTTTGTTGGGTTTGCATTGTAAACTACATCACCGGGGTTTCCTGCATCTGTAGGAGTTGCAATTCCAACAGTATAATTTCTAGAAACAACTGTATTTCCCTGAAGGAAAATTGAGTTGGCCTCAATACCTTTTTCTGAAGTAGATGTCAGTTTTTGATTGAATACAACTGGACCATCAAATTCTGAAAGAATATTATTTGAAGGACCACCATTAACTCTCAGTGCTCTAGAAGCAATAACCTCTTGTGTCTCAAGAACATCAATACCAAATGATGCATTCTCACCATTAACAAAGTCTTCACCAGTGTAGGTTTGAATCGGAGTATCGTAAATAATTTCTTTGCCAGTATTGGAGGAAATTCTCTTGTTACCAATAAAGAAGTCACCAGCATCGTTCATACCAGTGTAAACAACAACACCACCAGAGGTAGTTTTTGACTGTGCGGTTAACTGTTGATCAACAGAAAGTTGTCTTTTCTGTTTTACTGGTAATGAAGTAGAGTAGTTACCAGGACCATAACCAAGATATTCAAATGTATGACCGGATGCACGGATAATTGAGTTTCTTCTAAATTCAACAGGTGAGACAGAAATTTTCTTAATTACACTCTCATCTAGGTGACTGGTAGGTCTTGTGCCCATCATACCTCTGAACACTCTAACAGGGTTAGAGGCTACAGTTGTCTTAATTCTTACAATTTCATCATTAACCTTCAGATAATCACCTATTTGAAGGTTAAAATCTGTAAGATTTCTGATATTGATTTGATCTGTTGTTGCATTAGCGACAATCGAGGAAATGACAGTAGTGATACCGGCATAAGGGGTAATATCTCTTTCCCCAAAGTTCTCATCAGAACCTGATAGAAGTTTTCCACCCTGAGCAGTGTTACCGGGATAGTATGCACGAATAGTTCCACCAGTTCCTGGATTAACTGTATTGGTGCCTACATTGATTGTAAATGTATTGATACCTACGTTATCAGTAACAAGGAAATCTTTATTAAAGAAGTCTGTCGTAGCTCCACCAATTCTAACAGTGTTATTAACTCTCAGGCCATGGCCTTGGTTTGTGGTGACAGTTGCCAGACCACTAACATTGTCATATACAAATGTACTGATACCAAGAGTTGAACCTGTAAGACTGAACAGTGCATCTGTAGTTGTACTAGAACCAATACCAGTGATATTGATACCAGAAGTGATAGTATCAATAGGGATTGCTCTAATAGAGTTATTACTGATGATTTCAGAAATTCTATAGAGTTGATTATATTGTGTATAATCGTCAGATACGACACCAGAAATTTGAATAGTGTCGTTAATATTATTATAGACCTTATCAACAGTGACCGAACCTTGACTATAACCAATGGTTTGAGAAGTTCCAACAATATTCAGTGTTTCTGTCAGAACATATCCACTACCACCATTCATAATATGAACATCAGTGATTCCACCAGATGAATCAACTGTGATTCTTGCCAGACCACCAGTACCAGAAGTTGAACCAGAAAGGATTGCATTGTAGATGTTTTCTGTTCCACCACTACCATTACCATATCCAGCACCACTGGAAGCAATACTTACTCTAGTAACTTGTTGTAGTCCATGGTCACGGTCAGTAAAGATAACAATGTTTGAACCATCCGCTGCAGATTGGATATCAGTGATACCAACACCCAAATTGTTTTCATTGTTAATCTTGTCAAGTGTTTCTTTGGTAACACTATTTTTTGGTTCACTGATAACCGTTTTACCGATCTTATCAGGGAGTGCATAAGTTATAGAGGGAGTTGGATCTGATACTGGATTATCTCTATCAACTTGTGGATAGAGATTGATAATAGGTTGTCTGAAACTATATTCCTGTGAGTTATCAAATGGCGATACTTGAGGTGTATTTGACGTATTAAGAATATTCAGATAATAAACACCATCCTGTTGTCCAGGAACATACTCCTTAACCTGTTGAACGTCATAGACAAAATAATCATTATTGAAGTTCTTACGTTTGAAAGTAGGAAGACTTGTAGTTCTACTAGAAACATTGTTGGTGAAAGTTCCAGGATCAGTAGGTACACCCTCTACAGAGAATGATCTGGCACTTTGAATACCAATAACTCTGAATTTACCGTTATAACCAGATTGCGCTATACCAACAGTAAAGTTTGTACTGGTTACATTATTGACTTCAATAGTGGAACCAATAGATAGACGATGATTTCTTTCTGTCTCATAGAATGCAATTCCACCACTATACTTTGCCTTGGTAATGTAAGACGGATTTCGGAGTTGCCCATTGTTACTCATGGTAACAGATCCTGGATTGTACTGAAGTCCTACTTCAGTATCTGTCTGTCCGTTGACATTATTGGATTCTTGAACAATGAAACTATCTTTAGGAATTCTGGCAGTTCCAATACCTGAAGAAGCAGGAAGTACATATCTATACTGATAAGTCCTATCATTAGATGATCTGGTATCAGGTGTTCTTATGATATATGTTCTGGAAGTTGAATCTCCAAGGGTAGTAGTTCCAAGACTTACTAGCTTAGAATATAGTGTGTTATCAGATGTTGCAGTTCCAACAGTTATATACCATTGGCTTACATTAGAGTCAAATTGAATTGGGTGACCAATATCACCAGAATTCTTATCACTAACTCTACTCTGAACACTCAAATTACCACCAAGATTGTTGAGAGCTAACTCTGTTCCGAACTCGGCATCTTTTGNTGTTTGTGCAATCTTAATTTGATCATTATTCAGACCAGTTATAATTGCATAGTAAACATAACTACTTTCAAGACCATCAGGAAGTCTTGAATTGTCACTCACAACTCTAATAGATTCACCATTCTGAAAACTATGATCTTCAGTTAAGGTGAGTATATTACTTGCAATACTATTACCTGTTCCTACAGATCTACCAACTCTTGAAACTTTCGTACTGGTTACATTACTCGAACCAATATGAGTCTCTGGCATTACAATTCTTGCATTATATGCCTCAGTACTTACACCATCAGGAATAAGAACATAAAGTCTATCATCACTCTTGGCACCAACTCTATATCCCTGGATTTTAGATTCAGGTCTGGTGTCTGGATTATTTTGGTTGTATAGGTAGAGTCTACTTGTAGATCCTACACCAACAGTTCTAGAAACATCAATTGAAGTATATTCAAGATTGACATCTGTAGTATCAATTTTTCTTGGTGGAACAATATTACTAATGTAACCAATATCATCTACATTAAATGCATCTTCTCTATATCCCTTGGAGCATAAAGAAGTTTGTCCAAAGTTACTGTTAGAGTTAGTGACAGAGAAGTCACCACCAGATTCTGTTACAAAATGATCTGAGAAACCAATTGCAAAGATAGACACCAACTGAATGATAGAGTTGTTGGATGCCTTGATATGGAAGTTAGAATAACTTGGTTTATATTGTGCGTCAGTATCAGAATGAATATTCGTTACTGTTGTCGAATCATCATAAGAACCAGTAACTGAATTATATTTTACGAATGCATTATCATCAACCTGAAGACTGACCCCCGTGAACTGTGCAACAACCATTGACTTAAAGCCAGAAGCCTTAGAGCCATCAGCATGCATACCACACATACCATAAACAGATCTCAATGACACATTAAAGATATATGGTGAAGCACCAGAAACTGTATCAGTCGAAAGTTCTATAGAGACACCAGTTACTGATGGAAGAGCAGTTGACGGAAGTGTTGAAGATTCATATGTAAAGGACGTGGTTTTTCCTTCACTATCTTGAGAGAGAATTTGGGTTGCAACGAATGTACCATTATATGCATCATCAGTTACATTATTGACCTGAAAATATGTGTCAACATTTAATCCAGCAATGCCATCACTTAAATTGACAGTAATTGTTGTGGTTGCAACTGAACCACTACCCGATCTTATGCTACTAATACCTGTAGTACCACCAGTTGGTCCAACGATACGAAATTCATCAACCTTTGGTTCAATATCTACACCAGATGAAGGATAGTCAGGACTGATTGCACGACCAGAAGAAGGTCCATATGCAATACCAATCTTTTCATAATACATGTCAAGATCAGTTCTATTGGTAGTGTAGTTACCGATAAATTCATCGTTAATACTTACATTATTAACACCATCTGCATATTCAAATGTGGTTAGTTTATGGTGTGAAAAATTAGGAACAGCCGTATTGTCAGTATAATCTCTATAAACACTACCATTTGGATCACCATCAAATGTAGTGAAACTTTGTAGATAACAACCACCCGTCACTCTAAACAGAGCAGATCTTTCAATATCGTCATTTTCTGGGTTTGGAACATATAGAGGACGAATCTTACATTTACGAAGATCCTGTCCGACAATAGAAGTACCTCTGGGAATGATAACACCACCACGAACACTATTCAGTTTGAAGAGTTGGTTACTATTAGACTTTACATCGAAGTTGGTGTATATGTCGAACGGTAAAAAATCACTGCTAGTCGTGCCATTTCTTAGCCTGTAATTACCGGAACCATCTGGAATCCACCCAGGCCTATTATCAACAAAGTGTTCACCAGGAGCCAACATGATAGTTGTCTTTTCAAATCTATCATTATCCAAACCTTTCTGGTAGGAGAATCTTGAAGATTCTACTAAAGCTCTCTGAATACTTTTAAAGGGTCTTGCAAGTGAGTTACCCTGATTAGTGATACTATCAGTAGCATCTAGACTGTTAGGATCAACATATAGGATATTTCCACGAACGTTCTTCAGAAAATTGTCAAGTCTGCTTAACGGCATCTTTCTCGCACTTGTTATCTATTATTAGATATTTATTCATAAAAAAACCACCCAAAAAGGGTGGATGTATTACCACAGAAGTGGCGCCTTCCTTCACACCGTATTATCTTACCATACTTCTTTCCTTAAGTAAATACTCTACTGTTGTTGCAACATCATTCATTGCATCTCTCAAATCTGGTCTTTGGCCAGCTTCTTGCCAAAGTATTTCATCATCATCATTGCCACAGAGAGTCCATCTCCACTGGTCCAAGTCTTCACAATACCACAGTTGTACTTGCATATTACACTATAGGTAGGAGTTCGGGATTTTCTAGTTCTAGATCAAATAGCATAGGATGGCACTCTTCTTCTATCAAATATGATGATGCTCTATACAAAATTTCTAAAGTATATCCTGGATGATTATTTGCAGAATCTACAATTTCATAATTAAAATAATCTTCTTCTTCAGCATCATCAAAAGTAAATGGTATACCTTGGATAAAATACATCAAAACTAGATTAGCATTGTCATTAAGCCAAACCAAACTTGGTTTCAATTTTATATTTCACAAGAAACCCCTGTTTGAGATATTTATTAACCGTTTTTAACTGAAACTTTATTTCTTTGATCTTAACCAGCAAGGTTTACATAACGAATTTGTCCAACTACCATCAGGTGCTTGATGACCTACTTGAGGTGTTTGGTTCGCAGGAGTCATCTTACCACACCCAGAGCATTTTGTCTCCCACATCTTCATAATGTTCTCTCAAGTCTATTTGTTGGTTGGTCTGGGAAGTCTCTAGGACGGTTATCTAATGCATTATCAGTTTTAGGTGAACCTTCGTTTGCCTTCATCGTATGCTGATAGTTGATTCTCTTGTATCTGTGAATAAAAATATCAGGCATCCAATATGT